GAGATGCGATGGACGCAGTAATTTGAGTTTGAATTAGCTGTAGGGCTCCGTCCGCCTTGGCGTCACGGATGAGTTCTGCACGAATTTCTTCTAGCTTCTCGTCAGGGAATTCTTCACCAAGCTGACGCAGAGCGCCTTCACGACTTTCTAGTCCAAGCTTCATCTTGGCTTGAATTTCATTCAATACAACAAGCTTATCTAGAGGAAGTGGTGGTGGGAAATGTACTTGAGTTTTAAATGTCTCTGGATCCTGTGGATCAAGAATTGGCAATTGTTCTGGCTTTATTGGGCCGTTGATCTCTGGGTTATAAACAAATACTTCTGGTTCTTTAAAAGCTAGTGTCAATAGAACTAACTCATTTATCTTTTGCATTCCCTCGCCGTATTGAATCATCTTTTGTTGGTAACGATTCATTAACGGCTGGTACTGAATAGAAAGCGCAACACCCGAGGTGTTAGAGATTGGCTGTACTTGACCAAGAGCAGTTTCTGGTACACCAATCATTTCATGCATTGCAGTCTTGATTATCTTTAGATACTCCATGGCACCTTGAAGGCCTTGTCCGCCTCCTTCTAGGTTAAAGACTTGGGCGTCTTTAGGAAGACCGCCCCAGACCTTCTTCGGACCTTTTTCAAGGGAAGAGGCCTTAGCACCGGTAATAACTGTAACGGGTGCCGCATGGTAGTTGACAATGTCAGCTATATCTGTTGCTACTTCATTATAGTTACGATTAAGCACAATGATGTCGTGGCAATCAGAAAGTCCCCATGGGGATCCGGACACACGTACGTTTGGAATATGTACTACTGGTACTACTCCAATTGGATTTGGACGAGAGTCAATAATTTCATCGTTGATGTATTCTTCAATACGATCATCGGTAAGAATTTCAGTATAGGTATAAACCTGACGAGTACCTTCTGCAGATGTTCCCCAGAAACGATACTTAAGCTTAAAACGAATTAAACGGGTACGATCATGTGGGTGGAATTCTGGAAAACAAAAAGAAGAGTTAAGAGGAAGAATACGAACACGGCCTGGGTGTGCTCTGCCAATACTATCTTCGTAGCCTTCTTCATAAGCTACTTTAACAAAGCAATCTCCTGATACTCCGCCTTGTTGTCCCATTTCCCACATAACAGAATGTTTGTCGTTATCTGTTTCCCAAACACGTTTTAGTACGTCCGGAATGATTGCTTCTGTTGATGCTGGGCTGCGGAAAGATGCGCCACGACCAAATGTAAAGTTAATAATGTAATCTGTAAAAGCTCTGTAATAGTTGTAAACCATTTGAGACTCGCCAATTTCACGGCGGTACGACCAGTGGTGGCCTAGATACATTGCCCAGTTAAGAGAGTAACGATTTAATCGTGGGCCATGTACTTCAAACTCTTCATCAGCTAGTTCAACTAAACCTAGTGGTGAAATAGAGATTGTTAAGTCAGATGACGCAGCTCTGTAACTGGGAGGTGAGAAATCAATACCACCAGCCATTATTCACAACTCCCCATCTTAATATTAAATGCCCCTTTTACTTTTCTTCTCGATATTGCTAAGTAAAGACCGCCCAGCCTCGGAGAAGGGGTACGAGGCTGGGTGGCCTATATAGTCTACTGTACTTAGTCTGCTACTTGTGCAGGATTCATGCGTTGGTAGCGTCCACCAGAACGAACAACCTCTTCGATAACTACCTGAGAGTGATCTCCGAAGTTACCTTGTGAAAACTCACCGAGGTAGGTTGGTGCTTCTACCCATGCGGCTGAACCGACATGTGCACGCTGCTTCATTGTTTCTTCAGGATACTTTTCAAACACGTTAGTATTGTGGTTTGGACGACCAGCTGGGGTGTCATATCCTTGATCTAGTCCCGTCTGAAAATCATTTGGGACGTCTGTGTCAGTTGCAACGCCTTCTTCAAAGCGAAGTGGGCCACGTTGGCCTGGCATTGCTGCTGCCATCTTTCGTTCATATGTTGCGCCAACTTTCTCAGGGAACTGAGGTGTTGGGGCAATGTTTTCTACTGCCATGATTACTCCTTATGCATAGGGATTGAGGGTCCTCGGGTATAAGTCTCCACCCTTGGATTAGTTTTTAAATGCTAAATTAGGAAAAAAATGGGGATGAACTAACCTCTACTGTAGGCATGACCATGTCCTGTGTCATAGAGCAGGCTATGGCCAAGGAGTCCACAAAGTCATCGTGGGCATGTGCCTCATCAGGGGCAGAAACCATAAAGTTTGGGCCCTTATATTGAACTTCTGCATCAGTCATCTGTTGATAAAACTTTTTCCAAATACGCAATCTTCTTGTCTTAGCATGTGCTGGCCAGGAAACCATTTGACGTTGGATTAGGGCTTGGAGGTGCTTCCACCGCTTAGATTGTTCTGTTGGGCTTGAAGTAATAGGAACTACCTCTGCCCTAGGCATTAATATCTTAAGACGTCCGGCTACAGCGTCTCCGACTCCGTTAGAGTCTACTCCTATAGCTAGGACATCATAATTACCTAAGAAGTTAACAATCTGGAAGTATTGTTCCTCCCAGTCATCTCCTTGAATCTCTAACCAATTAAGAATACGATGATCGTAATACCCAAATTCATCAGGCCTATCCCAATCAACCCAGACAACAGTAACAACTGTAGAGTCCATCTTTCTTGCGGGGTCAATTCCGACCACAACTGGGGAACGGTGCCAACTCTTAACAAGCTCCTGAGATGTATCCCCGAGGTCGTCCATGATGGATGATGTAACGAACATCCCTCTCTCCAGCAACCATTTACAGTTGTATGAGAGTTGGAACTCATCTGAGTCTTCTCCAATTCGGAGCATCTCCTTCTTAATAAATTTTTCATAGTTCGCATTTACCTTTGCCACATCCTTCCAGTCCCATTGAAAATGGTTCTGCTTAGCAGATCTACCTGTTTGACGTCTTTTGTTTAGTTGAATAGCTCTATAGAAGTTGTTCTTCATAGTGCTAGGTGTTCCGGTCTTAACAATAGTTGCGTTGTAGTACGCACCCATAGGAGCAATAGATTTAGATACCACGAAGTCGTCTGCTTCTTGGCACTCATCTATGATTATTAAGTGAAAAGACTTAGATTCAATCTTTGCACGGGGGTTAGCTGTCATCATCATGAGCGTGCTACCACTGCGCTTAAGCTTAATGTTTCTAATAACTCCAGGACTCTTAGTAGCCATATCATCAATCTCAGGATCACCCAAAACTTCTAGGGCTCGTTCACTAGTAAGACGTGAAACTGTTCTTCCGTAAAGAGTTTCTACCTGTGACTGGATTGGTGCAAACATACCTACCCAAATACCGTCTCCAAACTTACCTAGGAGATCTGGGTACATCTTTGCAAGGCGTGGGAGAATTACCATGAGTGTCGCTACAGTATTAGCAATAGTCTCTGATTTACCTGACTGACGAGAAGCTAGTGCGGTTACTTCTTCACCATCGTTGATTATTACCGACTCTATGATTCTTCTAGCAAGCGGGGCTTGGTATGAGTGCAGCTTGTAGCCAACCAGCATTTCTTGAAACTGCATTATTTTTTCTACTAAAGCTTTTACAAATTCTTTAGATAGTTCATCTAACTCATCCGGTTCTTCTTCAGGAAGCTCTTCTTCCTCTTCTAAAATGAATTCTTCAGGATCTACTTCCTCAAATTGGTCGTCATACTCAAGATCGCTCATTAGCATACCGTTTCGTTAATGTTTCTAAGATTACGTGTAATGCTTCTGCCCCAATACGAGCTTCTTCAAGAGTGTATGGATCTTGAGTTTTTTGCCAAGAAGCTAGGTTTCTGCCTATTGTGTACAGGGCATTCTCCGTCCAAGGAAGTAATTCAGAAGAGGGCAGAGAGTCCACCCGCTTTTCAATTTTAGTGCGTTCCCGTTCAGGATTGTTTTTCTTGAACATCTTCCCCATCTTTTACCCCGTATCGTATGTATTCCCAGTCAGCTTCTTCTTCAGGCAACACTCGTCCTCTTATGGCATTTGTCAATGCCTGACTTTCTTCGAACTGTGCTGTCCACTTACCTATAACTAACGCTAGTCTAGTAAAGGGTAGTCTAATGGACAAACCTGATCCGCCTCTAAAAGGTTCAGCTATTTCTTGTGTTTCTGCCCGTTCCCAAAGTTCTTTAGGTTTTACTGGGTAAACCAATGTATGCCAGTAAAACGGTCCAAAGTCTTTTGGATTTGCCACTGTTAGTCCTCGCAGTTATGATCATTTACTTCTGGTTCTCTTAATACCGATTCGCATACTTTACATCTAAACCAACGCATTTGCGTAAAATTATTTTGTGCTGTTCCGCCTACAGGGACGTTTACTCCCCCATCAGGTTGTGGTAAATAATCTGTAACGATGGGGGATGGTTCAAATAGTTCTGGGGGAAATGGCCCCTTAGGCGGATGCGCTGTCTCCGGTACGGGGTGCCCTTGCCTCGTAACGATGCGCTCAATTCTCATTATTCAGCCGGTGTTGATTCAGTTTTCTTTGTAGTTTTCTTAGGTGCTGGTGTTGTTTCAACC